TTGTTTCTTGTGGTTCATCTTCTAATGGTGCTAAATTTTTGTCAATGATTGCTTGGGGGAAACCTGATAATTGTAGAATATCGTTAAAGGATTTACGGAGATCGTTTCTTTGTTTAGTATTATTAATATCGTCTAATAATTGAACATATTCAGGATGTTCTTTTTTATATTCTTCAAATTTGAGTAATGTTTGTTGTAATTTTGTTTTTAAATCTATTTTTTTAGAACTTGATGAAAAATATCTAAATGGAGGATCAGTAAATTTTATTTCTAAATAAAATCGATCTCCATGTAAACCTTCTGGTTTTTTATAATAAATATTTTTTGGTAAATCTTGTGGATCTATACCACAACCTGTAGGCAATTTAGTAGTTCTTTCTCTTTTAGATTGATTAATATTTTGATGACTTTGTGATAATTCACGAAGATTTTCTAAACGATTATCTCTTGGTATACGATTAATATGATCTACTGTATTATGTTGTCCTCTACCATCAAATGTAAGTTTATTAATTAGTAAATTATGAAGATATAATTCTTTTTTGATTTTATTAGAATCATAATATGTATTACCTATATAACCATCACTTGCATAATGCCATTTTTTTGGTAAAATAATATCTTTATTATCGTTATCATCAATTACAAATAATATATCATCATTATTATAGCTACAATAACAAACAATATATTTTTTTTTATGAAATTCTACATTTTTATGATTAATAACTGATATTCTATCATTAACAGTTATAATTTTATCTTCAATTATTTCTTTATAACCAATTATATTTTTTTCCTTAATTTTTTTTGTAATATATTCTGTTTTTTCCTTTATATTTCCTTTTTTATCTTTAAAAATTTTTGTCATTGGTATTTTTTTTTCAATAACTACTTCTTCAAAAATAGGTTCTTGTGTTTTTACTTGAATTGTTTGCTGTTTCTTTACGTTAGAAATGATTCGAGAGTTAAGAGACATTATGTATATAATATATATAAATAATATGTCTTTATATTAGTTTTTTATATTGTCAATTTTTTTATTAGAAAAAACAAACAAAATAAACAAATTAATTTGAGTACGCTAACCCTGCCATTCCACTCATGACACGTAATACATTGTAATTTACTGCCCAGACTGATGTTGCTGTACCGTTTGAACCAATGTAGTTTGATTGGTAACTACCTTCTACATCACCATCTGCTCTTAAACGACCAAAGTTAATTGATAATGTTGCATTATCGATACGTGAGAAATTGCATGTGCCTGAAGGTTGGTGTTCTTCAGGGTTGAGGGCAAAGCTGTATACATTAATACCGTCTGATGGTGTATTGGAGAAGCATTGCCATGGTTGGACGTAGTTGAAATATTGTCCTTCACGTTGGTCAAATCTATCTTGACCATTGAGTTGGAGTAATGCTTGGAGTACTGGATTTTCAGAACCATCAAGTTGATTTCCAAAATTATCATATTGTTGGATGAAAATATCATATTTTGAAGCTCCTTCATTACCACCCTCTGAGGTTCTGGTAGAGAGATCTGCTGTAATTGTATGACCATCGGCAAATGTAACTACAGTACTACTGGAATATAGAGATGTTGGAGTAGATAAGAATACTTCAGATAAGGGTACACCTAAAAGGGTAACGTTATTAACTTCAGCAATACCAACACCATTTTCAGTTGCAATTAAAACGGGTTGCATATAGTTATAGATTGCTTGTAAGGATTCACTTCTTGGTACAATTACACCATTTGAATCAACTTGAACAAATGCGACTTGTCCTTCTTCTCCAGTGTAAATATTACTGTTTGCATTTGTTGGCGCAGTACCAGTTGCACCAAATGCTAATGCAAATCTACCTGCATTACCTATGAATGAAGAACCATTTGAATAGCGACCTAATTTGGTTGTCCATATTAAGAATTTGCAGGGGTGATTTAAATTGAGTCTGATTTTTGAACTTAGACCTGTTACTGATTCAGCTCCTGGGAATTGTAATGCTTCAATTAAATATTCGTGAGAGGCTTGTGCAAAACGTTTACGTTCTTCTGAATCAAGATAGATGTAATCAACATATAATGAGCAACTTGTCATTGCTAAGCCTAATGCGTTTGCAAGAGCTTTTGCACCACCAGTACCATTTTGTTGGAAATTGATTAAATTTTCAATTGCTACAAATTCAAAGTTAACACGAACTTCGTGGTATTGGAGAGCAATTAAGGGTAATGCTAAGCCATCAAAGCGGCAGAAGAAGAATCTGAGAGGGACCCATAATACATATGCAGGGTGTGCTGCTGCTAATGTTGTTAATGCTGGGACATTTCCAATCATTGTGTTGTAACCACGATCTTGGCCGATTTTTCTTGAGAGTTCATTCCAGATTGTTAACCAATCTCCCCAGTGTTTATCGATACGTGTACCACCGATTTCTAATTCAACATTTTCGATTAATGCATGGCCAAGTGATGTAACCCATGCCCATTGAACATTACTCCAATTTCCAGTAATTGCTGATGAATCTCCTGCTTTTATTGCTACTCTGAGATACATTTTTGTTATTAAATCCCCATTACGTACTACGGGGCATTGTACTTTACGTCCGAAATCACCGGTTCCATTGAAGGTTTGTTCGATTGATTCCATTGCAAAGTTTGTATGGCGTCTATAGACGACCTTGAAAACGCGAGTACCCCTAAGTTTCCCTAGGGGGCTAGACTATACCTTAAGCTAAATTTTTCTAATATTTTATTAAAATTTAACCCATTGCCATCTAGTCGTTGAACTGCATCCATATTATAAATTATTAAGTTCATTTAAATAATTAATTCCAAGTTTATATTTTTCTTCTAATGTTAAAGTTTTACTGGTAAAATGTTTATTTTTACCATTGGGGTGATTTGTTACTGCATAACCTTCATATTGATATACTTCCGGTCGTGCTTTTAAATATACTAAATACATCGGTAAATCTGATGTTTTGTGAGCTTTACTTAAATTTAATTTATGTTCATAAGACAATTCTTTTCCAAAAAAATGATGTTTTTCGCCTTGTTTAGCTAAGCTAATTTTTTTCTTTGTTTCATCAGTTCTTGGTTTACCAAAATTATGATTTTTATCTCCTAATTTTGCTTGTCTCATTTTTTCTCTACTTGCTTCACAATGTTGTTTACCTTTGTTTCCACCTGTTTGAATATTATAACCATTTGGAAATAATGTATCAAAATCTTTTATATGTTTAGTTTCTAATATATCTAATTGATCATTATCAACTTCTTCTATAATAGATATTTCAAAATTTTCAGGTGAATATTTTTTTATAGCACTACTTAATATCATACAACTATTTTCTTTACAATGTTCTTTCCATCTTTTTTCGATGGTTCTAGTTGTTTGACCAATATATGCTTTATTATTTATTTTATTAGTAATTTTATATATTATACCCATTTTATATACTTTAACAATATACAAACTCTTATATTAATATTTTATAATTTATAAGTTAGGACTTGGCTGCTGATTGCCCATTTATGTATTACTACAACATCTTCTATATTTTCACCATACCCAAGTTTTTACTCTTGGCCACTAAGTGTATTTCTACCTTAATTTGGTAATAGAAGCTTTAGGACTTTCCAGAACAATTTGACAATGTCGCAAGAATATTTATTTCATTATACTCATATATTCTCACTAGCAACAGTTTTTTCATATTGTGGGATGACAACATGAAATGGAAAACTAAACGGGTTATCCCTAACATATCCATATAGTTAGAGCGCGTTGCTTTTCAACTCTTTATTCAAAAGTGATTTGAGGATTACCTGTACATCGGTTCCCATACTTTCGTTATGGGGATGGACTATACCTTAAGCCTTCATAGAGAATTGCTAATTCTCTCAGACCCACTTACATCTAGTCTCTGGACTGCATCCATTGATCTTGCTTAACGATCTTTAGGACTTGGCTCAGTGCTTATCAATTTAAGATTTTTATTATACATTTTTATCTACATCCGCCTGCTTATTACCATACCCAAGGTTGCTATTCTTGGCCATTAAATAATTTCTTACTTAACTTGGTACAGGGCGGCTTTATGAGTTCGCCTGAATTTGAAAGTGTTGCTAATTATTTTTTATTCATTTTATAATTTAAAATTTTTAATTTATCTTTTTCATTGTAATCATTAACTAGCAGGTGTGAATATTTGATGATGGGAACACCAAATAGATATATATCACTAACTGATTTTATCCTAAGAATCTATATATCTGATTCTTAAGCAGCCTGCTTTTCTACCCAACAGTTTAGGTAAACATCTTGAGCGCCGTAAGCGACTAATTGCATTAAACCTCC